TCGCTAAGATGGTTCTCTGTTGACCCTCATCCATATCAGCAAAAGCTTGTGCACCATCTTCAATTTTTTGTATAAAAGGCTCTGCTGCGTCTATTGCATCCATTAAGGCTGGTATTAATGCTTCGCCTAAAGTGATGCCTACATCTTTAATACGGTTCCACAACATTTTAAGTTGTGATTCAGTTGTTTCGTATCTCTGTTCTGCTTCTTCCGTTAATGCGGTATTTTCTTCCCATGCTTCACTGGACAATTTAACTGCTTCAGTTAATAGATCACTGTTTCCTGCAAGCCTTAAAATCGTATCAGCTTCACGGATCCCGCTTATTCCTAAATCATCTAATATTGTGGTTAAGTTTTCGCCAGCATCACCAGATTCATCTAATCCAGTAATAAACATATCTAAAGCCTTTATAGGTTCATTTTCCCAGACTTTTGCAAACTCACTTGATGATACTCCAGCTACTTCAGCAAACCCTTCTAGCGTGGCACCTGATTCATCTACAGCCGAATCAATCTTCTTAAGTACAGTGGTCATCGCGGTACCGCCCGCTTCTGCTTCTATACCTAAACTAGACATAGATGCAGCAAGAGCAACTATTTCTGCTTCAGTCATTCCTACTTGACTACCTTGAGCAGCTAACCTTTGAGACATAGTAGATATTTCTGCCTCAGTTGTGGCCATATTATTTCCAAGTGCTACAACAGACGATCCTAATCTATCAAAGTCATCTTGAGCCATACCAGTAATATTGGCAAAACGAGCAAATTCAGTTGCAGCTGTCTCGGCTGTCATGTTGGTTGCTTCTCCGAGATCAATCATCGTTCGGCTAAATTCTTCAATGTTTTCTGTTTCGATTCCTAGCTGTCCGGCCGCTTCTGCAACTCCGGCGATTTCCGTTGCACTAGCAGGCAATTCTTTTGCCATATCACGTAAACCTTGCTCCAATTGAGCCATTTCTTGTTCTGTTCCATCGACCGTTTTAGTTACACCAGCCCATGCACTTTCCCAATCAATTGCAGCTTTTACCACTGATCCAGCCCCTGCAACAATTGGAGTCGTTACATACATCGAGTAACTTCTGCCAAAATCAGACATGCCACGACCGACGTCCTGCATTTTAGTACCAACAGTATTCATTTGGTCGCCTAGCTTAGTCCAAGGGCTTTCCATACGTCTGATTTCTCTATTTACGTTCTGTAGCTGGTTTTCAGTACGATTCATTTGGGCTGTTGCGTTATTTATTTGAGATGCAAGATTCTTAGCTTGTGTGGTATTGCCCTTGCCTGCATTCTCTAATTCTTTATAACGACTTCGGAGTTCTCTAACTTGCTGTTCCTGCGTTTTAAACCGTCGAGTGAGTATGTCGGATTGTTGCCGCATACCTTTTAAACTATTCGTATATTCCCTACCGCCGGACTTAGCAAGATTCATTTCGGATCTTAAACCTTTTAAATCTCGTCTAAATCCTGCCAGGGATTTGTTTGCTCCATCATCTTCCCACGATAGTCTTGTTCGTAAATTACCAATATCTCTTGTAGCCAATTATCACCACCTGCCTTACCAAATATCGGATAAATAAACTTCCTCTTCTTGCTGTGGTTCATTTTCCAATTCCATTAATTCATTAAAAAAATGGACATCTAGCTGATCGATTTCAGCCAGTGTCCACTGTCTTGCGTACTTACTTTTAGGAAACATCATATTTTTGTACAATTTTTTAAGGGAAGTGTACGCTTCATTCCACGTCACTTCCCCTCTTCGTTTCCCTCATCACCTTTATTTTCTTGTTTCTTTTTTCCGAATACTGCTTCCGCTAGTTTGTCGTAAATATAATTGTTGGAAGCTCCTGCATGAACTTGTTCTGCGGTAAACTGACCATTAAAAACCACATCCGCCAGAACACCGACCAATTCATCCTCTTCGTCCAGTTGATCTTGAAAAGATAACGATCCATTCTCTTTTATTTTTTCTTCCGATTTGGCCATGATTTCGAGATACTTACGCTTAGCCAAATTCGGGACAAATGGAGTTGTAAACAACTTCTTTTCTCCATCAATATATAATTCAATTTTCATTCCTTACACCGCCGGAGTCCAATTTTTATCAATCACTTTATCAAACCATTCTTCGAAAATAGTTTGGTCAGTAACCTTATCACTTTGATCCCACAGTTTATATTTTTCGGCACCGTCATGTAAGCGTGGCAGTGCTTCGCCTGATAGGTTAGGAGTTTGATATGTTGGTGTTTCCTGTTTTGTTTCCTTGTTTTCTTCAGCAGGAGCTAACTTAATACGATAAATCCAAAAATACTCATATCCTCCACGTGCACTTTCTGCTCGACCGCCGATAGCGATGTACGGAGGATCGTCATCTGCCGCATCTGTCAGACCACCATTTTCATCTAACTCTTTACCTAAAATATCTGCTTCGACTTCTTCTTCAAGGTATGCCGTATTAAGTGTAACCGCAATCGGTCCTTTAGCTGCATCCGAAAACAGTACCGCATCGTCTGCACGTAAGTTAGCGCGGTTGATAGACGGGGCTAAGTTCAATGCCATTGCAGGCCCTAATGGTTTTACCTCGTCATATACCGTTTCTTCATTGTTTTCACTTGTGATTTTTGCATATACTAAATCTTTTAGACCTTTAATTGCCATTTAATTTTCCTCCTTTGAAATATAACTAAATCTAAAAATCTTTCTAAATTTCTTCATATCATCATCGTAAGTTTCCGATTCAAACATTCTGCCAAATCCCGCTTCCTTCATAGCGTTTCTAACATCTTTTGCAAGTTGCAGATAATCTCCACTCGAAAATATATCTACCTGATAAAAGTGTTTTGTCCACTTTTCTTCATCATCGGCTTGTAACCACGGGGCTTGATTATACTCCATAAAAACGATATACGTGCTTGCGGTGTTGTTGTAATTCATAAAAGAGACAGGAACACCTAACGGACGTAAAGTGTCCATAATCAGCTTATTTAGGCTCATAATCCCAATCCCCCTTGAAACACCTCTACATATTTATCGAGAATGTTGTTTTTATTATTTTCATAGACGATAGATACCAATGGCAATGGAGCGATAAAACGTTTCGCCCACACGTTGTAATAACCGAATTCATGCATGTATAAATAATACCCAGGTTGCTTTTTACCTCCCTGAGTACCAACAAACAATTCGTTATTAGCTGGATCTGTCCGAACAATAGCCTCTCGTGCTTCACCGCTTCGTTTCGTTAGTCCGTGGGAGTAAACTTCTGATTTAATTTCATCACGTAAAAAATCGCCACCGGCAATCAATGCCTCGTCTTTTAACTCATCTGTCAGACCTTCAATTTTATCGATTTCCCGGATCAACTCATCAAGTCCTTCGAATTCAAGTCGCATGGTCATCAGCCTTTCGCTTGCACACTAACTCGATAAATTCACCAGTTTCATAAGTTCTTTCAATTTCATGTGGTTTCTCATCCTCGTCCAAAGAGAGATAGAGATATTCTTCACCATCATAATCAATTGAACGCATTTCATAGGTGAAAGCTAAATCAATACCGCTTTGTTTAGCTTGATAATATTCACTTGAACGAATTGATTTTTTGTTTGCAAAAACTTGCTTTCTTTCTGATTCCACAACTTTCGGAAACCCATAATCGTCAACGCCTTCCGTCAGTCCTGCCAGATAAACAACATCACTCCACGGCATTGCCATTGTAATCACCAGCCAAAGATAAATGTTGTTTAAGCATCACATAGGAATCGTGGAATCGATCTGCATTCGGATTGTCTATCCCAAAATTAGCTTTTGCATAAAAGGTGATGGCCCTTTTAATTAATGGATCCGTATCATCATTTGCCTTGTTTTCGGTCACACCGGATAGCATTAAATCCGTCCGGCATGACTCAATTAAGTCTTCAACTTCTTGGACAATACGGGGATCGTTTGTTGTTAACCGCAAAGTTCCTTTTATATCTTCAAGCAAAGACATAATTACTCACCGCTTTCTAGTTCAGCAAGAGCCGCTTCGGCTTCTTCCTTTCCTTGTATCTTTTCACCGTTCGGCAACTCGTACCATCCACCACCAGTATGCTTGATTCCTTTATCAGATTCTTCCTTCGTATCTCCCTCTGGTGGATGCTTACTTTTTTCCTCAAGAAATCCCTTGTCAATTAAAAAAGCGATCCTTTCCTCGTTGTCATGAGAATAAGAATCGCCTTTTTTATATAGTTTTCGGTTATCTGTTTTATCCCTGAATTTTTTAATTACTTTATATTCCATATAAATCATCCTCCTATTATTTTATTAAACTTCTGGAACTTCTTCTGGTTTTAGAAGAACAAATGCCTTGGCATCAAAAACATCACCATCAACAATTGCATATCCCATATATTCATCAATACGACGGCGCATATGCGTTTGACGGTGCATTGTAATTCCTTCATTAATGTTGGCCACATAACCTTGATTTAGGTTTCCGAGTAGAATTTCACCTTCAGGAATAGCAGCATCAGGTTTCACAATACGTCCAAGAATACGTCCTACTCCACCATTTGCAACATCTGCAATAAATAAAGGACGGTTTACACCATCAACTAAATTTGCGATAACATTCCAAATTGTCGTGTTGTTAGCGTAAATAGTGGCCCCAGGAGCATAAGTGCTGAAAATTGCACTCATCATCTTTGTGAGGTCCGTATATTTCAATTCATCTTTCGCATAGGAAATTAATTGTCCAGAAAAGTCCTCATTACCCTCGAGTCTAGTTTTAATTCCATATGGTTCTGGTTTAAATGTATCACCAGTACCCGGCTTTCCTTTACCCTCATAAACAGCGTGAGCAAGAGCAGTGCCCATCCGACGACCAATTTCGTCGATGATGTAGCTTTCAAATTGCTGAACAGACATCTTTTTAAGTTTCCAAGTGATTGCAACTGCTTTTGCAAGTTCACAACCGGTTAAATTGACCTCACCGAATCCCAATTTATCCGTATCGACTGTACCAGATTCGTCATACCATTTTGCATCATCGGATGGATCGCCTTTCAACATAGTCAGGTTTCCGGTTACAAACATTTTCTGAACGTCAGCCCAAAGACTAGATTCTTCTTCAGCACGTTTCCAAATTCCGTTAGTCACCGTTTTCGGGATTAGAATTTGAGTGTTATCTGTATCATGCGTAAATTCACGATACTCATTATTCACTTTATCAAGTAAATTTCTTTCCTCTTCTGTAAGGTTTTGGTCCATCATGTCTTTTGCCCAAGCAGAACGATATTCATCTGTATCAATTGCTTCTTCCCACTTCATATTACGAACATCTGATTTACTTTCAATTTCAGTTTTCGTATTAAATGTTTCAATCGTGCGTCCTTCAACTTCTCCGTTATTAAGCTGCTCAGTTTCTTTCAACAAACGTTCACGAGTTTGAAGTTCTTCCAGTTCTTCATTTAATTCACGTACTTCTTCTTCAAGTTCCTTGAAATTCAATTCTTCGCTTCGTTTTTCATCTTTCAACATTTCATTAATTTCTGCTTTTCGTTTCAAAATTTCTTTAATTCTATTCATCTTTAAACCACCTCTTATAAATTATTTAAAATATATAATTTAGAGCGCAATTGCTCATATTTTTCTACTTTCTCTTGATGTTCTTTTAATGGATCGTATCCACGCGCGCTCACCTCACTATCTGGATAAGCCGGAAAAGCAACAGCAGATACTTCTAACAGCCTTGCTTTTTTGACTGTACGCAATGGCAAATCATCATCTGGCTCTTCTATTTCATGGTCTTCCATCCGAAAACCGAAACTCATGCCATCGACATCGCCACGCTTGATAGATTCATAGGCGTCATCGCCTAAAGTAGTTTTCGGTAAATCCAATTCAACCCTTAGACCAATATCATCTTCTGTTAAACGCAATGTATTGTTTTTTGTGCGGCCTAATACTTTTGATGTGTCATGAGACCATAAAAAACGCTGATCATCTTTATTGAGAGATTCAGCGAATGCACCTTTTTTAAATTGTTCTCGAAACTTCATGAAATACCCTAAAACATGTGATTTCTTTTCCCATTTAACAGCATAACCGGTTAACGTTCGGTTGCCGTCATCATCTTCACGGATTTCCATTTTGCTCGTTGACAGATCCCTGATCTCCGTCTTTTCCTTGTTCATCTTTCTTATCACCTCCTTTATCATTATCGATCTCTTCATCAACAGGAACAGTGTCTAATCGTCTAACCGCTTTATCACCGCCTTCAATAGGTCCCATATTAAAGATTTTTCTTACTTCATTCGGCGTCATCATGGCTCTATCTACGAATTGTACAAGGCTTAATTTCGTTCTCATGGAAGCATAGGTAAGGTTTAATGATTCAAAAACAATTTTATTCCCGTGTCCTCTTTCCCTACGTGTAAATAGCTTCCTGGTAAATTCCCCCGCTAATTGTAATGCCACCGGCTCTATCACCGCCTCATAATATGCGTTCCACTCGTTTTCGTCATAACGACTCTGGACAATCTTTTCATTGGTATTGAAGAAATCATAAATTCGCTTTGTTGTAACAGTAGTTTGCTTATCATCTGGAACAAAGTTGTTATTCTTTACCTGTTCTAAATCATAGCGCGGATCCGATGCAGCAACGCCACCTTCATTTTCAATTCGAAGGTAATCCTCGCTAAATTCATCCACTTGCTTTCTTTTATCTTCCGGTTTAAGCACACTTTTAAACTTCATTATCCAACGAATTAAGGCGCTGCTTTTAATTGCCTTTTTCATTCCCTGGTCAATTGTAGTCACTACATCCATTAATTCAACAAGGGCTTGTCCAGGATGTTCACCAAATAAATTATGTTCATTAAAATCCTGTCTTAAATGAATAACATCCGCATACGGAACAATCATTTCTTTTCCATCCGCAAAATAAAATTTTAAATACATATCACCTTTTGGACCTTCCAGCATGTCCACATTCATAGCTGGAGCCGGGTAAATTTCATAGGGCAGATATGTCTCCGGATCCCTTTTTATAATGGCAAATGCATTATTATTTAAATCAAGCTGGGTTGCCATTTTCTCGCGAAACATTTGACCGGACATTAATGGATTCGGCTCTTCTAACAAAAATTTTATGTTTCTGTCCGGATTAACCAATAAACCATTTTCGTTTTCCCTAATATGTTTTGCCATTAATTTTCCTAATGCTCTTGCTTTTGGGCGTATACAGGAGCGTACAATGTCACTCTTGTATATTTTTCCATCAAAAGCATAGAATCCTTCACCGACGTCTGTAATTAGCTTATAACGAGTGGTTGTTTGGGTCTGCGGTTCCGTTTCTTTTTTTCCGAACATCCATTCAAATAAACCTATTGCGATCACCTCCCTCAAATCATATTTTGATAATCTTGAAATTTATCTTGAAGTACTACATACGAGTTTAATAAACAAGCTGTTCCGTCTATTCTTTTTGTCTGTGATTTTCCTTTAGATGGCTGAATGTTGTTGTTTTTATCAATGTCCACAGACGTATTCGAGAGATTCCATTTCGTGATAGGATTGTTTTGATAGTTGATTCTATTATTCTCTAAATCCGCACCCATACTTTTCATCGGACCTGAAAGAGTCTTTTTTCCTTGGATAACAGGAATCATAGCATCCTCACCAAAATGTGTTTTCATTTCTTCAACCCAATAAGTTGCAGACCAGCTATCATAACCGATCCACGGTAAATACAGACCGTATTTGTCACGCAATTCTAGAAACCATTGAGTAACAAAGCTATGATGGACTTTATTTCCCGGAGTGGTCCGCAACAACCCTTGTTCGTGCCAAATGTCATAGGGTACATTATCTTCTGCAGCCCTTTTTTCAAGCAAATCTTCTGGTAACCAATACATTGCTGTGGAGTATATTTTGTTATCTCCTGGAAGCATAAATGTTGCGCATGCTGCTGTTAAGTCAACTGAACTAGATAAATCCGCACCGCCAATAGCATAATTCGGTTGCAATTCCTTTAAATCAAACGTTTCTTTGTTATCTAATTGCTCAAATGTAAGCCATGCTTCACTGCTTGTCTCACGAATATTAAAATCCTTTGTCAGTAAATTTTTCACTAACAAAGGATTCGCTTTTGCTTTATTTACTTTTCGTTCTAATTCATCTTTGTTTTTTATGGTTCCAAGTCCAGGATTGGCTTTTCCCCACATTTTCGGATCCGTCCACTCAGCACGCTTGTCCAATTCATAAATGATCGGCAGTACATGTTCGTCTTTATAGCCATTCGGATCATCATAACCATTGATTATATTTTCCGCTTCATCATATTTTAAATCAAATATGCCCTCTCTGACTGTACCGGCAGTGGTTGTAATAATGGATATTGGTTGTTCTCTAGCTGACATACCGTCAACGATAACATCATATAAATTTTTATCTTCGATGGCATGCAATTCGTCAATTAGCGATCCGTGTAGGTTTAATCCATCAAGAGTGTTCGAGTCACTAGATAACGGTTTATAGGATCCATCATTAAAATCTGATATTAATTCAGCAACTAATGCCCTAACGCGTTTTCTTAAAGCAGGTGATTTTTTAACCATTCGCTTTGATTCAGACCAAACAATTTTTGCTTGGTCTTTTTTAGTTGCAGCACTTACAATTTCCGGGCCCGGTTCGCCGTCGGCTAAAAGTAAATAAAGTGCAATCGCTGATCCCCAAGCCGACTTTCCATTTTTACGGGCAACAATTAAAATAAATTCACGGTATTTCCTTGTTTCCTCGATTTTATGGATAAAACCAAACAATGCAGCAGTCATGGCTTTTTGCCACAACTCTAATATAAATGGTTTTCCACCTTGCTTCCCCTTCGAGTGCTTGCAGAAGTTTTCAACAAACTCTATGGCGTGATTAGCCCTTTCGGGAGAATACTCATATACAGAGTCTTGATCATGCATGTCATTGACTATTTTTTTATAAACCCTTCTAATTTTATTGCCAACAACTATCTCACCGGACTCAATTTTATTCCAGTATTCAATAATTGGATTATAGGCTAAAGGATATTTTTTCATCTTTTATTCACGAACTCATCGAATCCATCGTCTTTTTCATTCGTCCCTAGTTCTTTGGGTAATAAATTAAATAATGCATTGTAAGATGCAGTATAGCGGTTAATCATAGTGTTATATGACTTTTGAGAAGGGTTTTCCACATACATCTTTTGCGATCCTTGCTCGAATTTATAGGTTGGACCTTTTTTCTTGATGTCATCTTCTAGTATTTGAAGCGTAATCGTCATAAAAGCAACTCGTTCGATCAATCTTTCTGCAACTTCTTGTTTGTCTTCGGAAATATCGCTAAATACTTCCTTTAAACGCTTGGTTTCTTCAGCGATTAATTCATCTTGTTTTGCTACAGTCGGCTTAGCCATATTATGTTAACCCCCCCTTATGGAAAAATGACCTGCGTATTACATGAAAGTAGGCGTTCGCTTAATAGCCACCCCTAAAATGACCGTACTATGGGGGGCATGCGTTCTATGTTTGAATTTCTTTTTCTCGTTTTATTTATCTTTTCCAATCAACTTTTATCAAGTTTCCATTTTCATCAAATCCAAATCCTTCTCTGACTGGAGAATGTTTAGTGAATGTTTTCCTGTTATGACAAGGTAAGCACAGCAGCTGCAGATTATCCCAATTGAATGTAATGAATGGATCATCGACATTCTCTTCTGTTATCTCTTCAATGTGGTCAACGATGTCCCCTGGACTACCACACCATTCACATATACCGTGTTGATCATCGTAGTAAGCCCGTCTTAACTTACGCCATGCTGAAGTGTGATAAATTTTATCTCCAACTCTTCTGTTGGAATAACTCACAAATCTGCACGACCAAACTGTATGAGATTATATTTAAGCCGAGACATTCGTTCAGTAATATTGTTGTGCAACTTCGTCCTATCTGCTCGTCTGCCGGCTACCATTTGCTTCAACTTC